GCATAAGCCGGTGCACAGGTTTGGCAGTTTATGCTGAACGGATAATCCCTCTTTCGGTTGTACTTTTTATTTTTTCTGTATTTATGCCCTTTTTTGTCCTGATAAGCCCCTTTGGAATCCAAAATGAACTCATCTACATGATTCGGGTTGGCATTCTGCTTATCTGCTTTTTCCACACTCATCGGCTTCTTCTTTATAATTTTGAGGGCCTTTTCAATTTCAAGGTTATTTCTGGCAATGGCAATCTTTTCTTCTTTTGTAAGATTATCCGGCATTTCAGCAATCATTTTATCGATGCGAGCCGTCAGCTTATCAACTGCTTTCTTTGCCCCTTTATACGCATTCTCTATATATGGGTGCGAATCTGAAAACAGTTTGCCGTCCTTCCCCGGATTGTTGTCCAGCCCGGGGTGCGGGTTGTCCTTTTTCGTGAAGTCGGGGATTTCGGTCACCGGGTCGTCCGTCGAGGAGAGGTCGCACTTGCAGTTCCAGCGGTCACCCGGGCGATGCTCGTTCCAGAACGGGTCATCGATGGGGCGAACTGTCCCCCAGAATATCATGTGATCCTTCCCGGGATTGACCGAGGTGGAAGGCATCCACCGCAGATTGGGCAGCACGTCCTTCTCCCTCTCGAACTGCTGCCAGTCGGCCGCCTGATGGGCCCGCAAGACCGCCGTATTGTATTCGGTACGCAGCCACTGCCCCACCTGATGCGAGGCGATGGGCATCACCTCCTTCCGCCACTGTTCGAACGGTTTTAGATTGCCGTTCGAATCCAACAGCAGGCGTGCCATGTCGTTCTGCATGCGGTGTACCTTGAACGCCGCGAATACCTCGTTGTTCCGCAGAATGGCCGTGCGGAAGTCGTCGTCCGGATCCACAGTCCCGGATTCGTCGAGTCCTTTTCGGGCGGCCTCGTTTATCCGGTCGCAAATCTCGTTGAACAGGTTTATCTCGATGTCGGTCATCGGGTGGAAGTTCTTGCCGTATATGTTCCGCAAGGCGCGGCGCAACACCTCGCCGGAGAACTCGAAGCCCGAGGAGACCTCACCCTCCTTCGCCTCATAAAGGCGGTCGACTACCAGTCTAAAACTGCCCCGCCGCCCGACGGGGCTTTTCCGAAAAAACGGGCCAGCCGGTCGCGGAAGGATTTTTTGCGCTTGGAGTCGGGCTTAGGGTCCGGGGTAGGATCCGGGGCAGGCTCCTCTATTTCTTCCTCCTCCGGTTTTTGCCGTTGCTGCTGTTGAAGCCGCTTAGCGGCGGCCTCTTCCCTTTTCCGCACCTCTTCCCGCTCTCTTTTCAATCGGTCGTAGTCGGCCGGCTTCTCGATGCCGAACTCCTCGTAGAGGTAGTCGTCGGAGACCGGCAGGTCGAACTGCCGGGCGATCTGCGTGAGGATATTGACCTTCGCCGTGGGGTCTATCTCCTTCTTCTCCGGGAAACAGAAGTTCCCCCCGGCCGTGTCGATGCCCATGCGGGCGAAAATATCGGCCATGTCGTAATTGAGCACATCGAGGAGATACCGCTTGTCAGCCTCGGCCACTTTGTCCTCCACCTTTTTGTGGACAGTACCCAAAGCCTGCGTGCCGTTTTCCGAGGATTCGGTCGTCAGCGTATTACCGAGGACTAGTTTGGAAATCTCGTTGTTGCACCGCTCGCAGAGCCGTTCGTAGACATCGGCCGAACCGGTCTTGTTGCCGGCTTCTATAAAATTGAGTTTGGTGTCCTCGTCGTGGAAGAACTGTGCGAGGCTTCCGATATTCGCGGCGTCCTCTATCGCCCGCTGGCGGGACTGCTCGTCATCGGAGTTATAGACATACTCCTGTATGGGCATACCGAAGAGCTCGGAGAACTGCGACCAGTCGCCGGTGGTGTTCCGTTTGTAGATGACCCACGGCGCCGCCTTCGCCAGCAGCCCCAAGTCGTCGGGACTGCCGATGAACAACAGGTCGGAATAATTCTCCCACGGCAGGCCGACGATGTCCGTCTGGTGACGGAGGATAATCCGCCTTACAGGATCCACATGCTTGCGGGGGATAAGGTCGTAGTCCACCCATTCCCCCTCCCGGTAGAACTGGCAGAGGGAAAAGCCCCAGAACTTGGCGTCGATGATGTCGCCGACCAGCCGGTTGAACCACGGGGAACGAATCTGCTCGTTCACCGCGTCGTCCGGCTTGCCGTCCCTGCGGAACTCGATGTCGGAGCAGAGCACGGCGTTCTTCCGTTTCTCGATCACGCAGGTGAGGTGCGTGTCCATGAGAATGTCGGCATACAGGTCATATAATTTGTATCGCCTTGAATAATCCACGTTCTCGGCGGCGCGTATGGCCGTCATATAGTCGGCAATGTCGATGCCGAACCGTTTGGGCTGGGTGAGCACGATGACATTCGGTCTCTTTTGTCCGGGAAGCGTCAGATTACCTCCGACGGTGATGATGCCCCGGTTATTCCGTTTTTGTTTCTTTGCCATAGTCTTATGTGATTACCAGTGGTTTGTCCTTTTTCGGTTGCTCTCGATGCGGAAGTTCGAGTTTCCGGCCCGTTCCTCCGCCGGCAGGAGCGGCGCCCCCTCGATGGAAATTTCCTCGGCTGCCACCGCCTTCATCCACTCTACGGCCCGTTCGTACCGGTCCTTCCGCATGGGCGAGAGTTTCTGGGGGTTGTGGATACAAAAAATGTGATAGACCGCGATGTCGATGACCATCATCAATACCAATTGGTTCCTTTCCTCCCCGGTGGTGGAGAAGATTCTGTCGCAGTCATAGCGTTTCGACAGGTAGCACCGCATTTCGGCGATAGCCCTGTCCTCGCATATTTCGATGACGGGTTCGTCCTCCCGTACGAGGGCATCCAGAATGTCGCGGTGGATACTCGCGTCATAGTCCCTCAATTCGACAAATTGACTCATAGGTATAGGGGTTAAAGGGTTATAATCTTCGTTTGTTCCGTCTCCGCAACTCTCTCCGGGTCTTGACCACCGGAGGCTCCGACCGATGTATGAGTTCATCGATGATGCGGTTGCCTCCTTCCACGGCATCCGGGCCGTCCGCCGGATAGCGTAACGAAAGCGTGAACAGCTTGAACTGATCTTCCAGTTCTTTCATGTGCGGATTGTCCTTCTCCGCCTCGTTAAGGATCAGGTTCCCCTCCCGGTTCAAGGGTTCGAGGTTGGCCTCTATCCGGGTTCCCTTGTCGGTTTTCTTCTTCTCGTCCCCCCGGATATAAAGCGATATTTTCTGCTCTTTCCGGACTTTGGCCACGAGCGGTTTGAACACCTGCTGAAAGAAAGGGTCTTGCAGTTTGTTGTTCTCCATGTAGCAATACACGGTGGCTTTTCCGCCGACGAACTCCAACAGTTTGACATACCAACCGATGAATTCGGCGTTCAGGGCTTGGGAGAGAAAAGTCTTGATGACATAAAGCCGTCCCCCGAGTTTGCCGAGCAGCGAGACCGTCTTGAAGGACTTGCCTTTCTTTCCCTTGCTCTCGCCCGGCGCCGGGTCACCGTATGCGACCAAAAATTTAAATTTCGATAAGGGTGGAACCTTGCCGTAGGCGATGGTCTCGAATACTTCCCCGACAGAAATCGGGTTGTTGAAGTATTCTCCCTGCGCCGCTTTGGTGGATATTTTGGACAGCGTGCGGTCGATAAACTCTTCCGTGTTCTTCTCCGGCCAAGTGGAGCGACCGTTACTGTCTCGAATGTTCACGATGTCCCAGTGGTCGGCCATGTCCCCGGCCCGTACCACGCAGCAATCTTTGGCGATGATGTTTCCGCAAAAGATGACAAGCGTCGGTTCCGAGATAGATCGCGTCGGATACAGGGCGTTTTCCCACCAGTCCCACCGCTTCTGTATCGTGTCCGGGTTCTTGGTGTCCTCGTCCGTGTCGAAGTCGTCCACGAGCAGCACGTCCGGGCGAATGGCCTCGTTGCGCGAACCCCGGGGCGACTGTCCCGCGCCGATTGCACGGAACGCCACGCCTCCTTTGGTGACGAACTCGTCCTCCGTCCATGAGCCGGGCGTCTCCTGTTTTCCGTAATAGGCCTGTATGCGGCCGTTGGCTTCCAAATTGGCCCGGTAAGGGGCCAGCAGCCGGACAGCGTTGTCCTTGCTGTTGGAGGTCATGATGACGTTCTTCTTCTGTCCGGTGAGCGTGACGAACAGGACGATAAACATGGAGATGGTAGACTTGGCAAGCTCCCGGCTCCACGAAAGCACCTCGAACCATTCGTCGTGTGCGATGATGCGCTGTATGGCCCGTTTCTGGAAATCGGCGAACTCATACTTGGCATAGTTCGGAAAGAAGAACTTGATCCACTCCACCGGATGCCTTTCGAGATACCGGCGGTGCTTCTCCCGGTCGGCGGCGGACATGGATTTGTCCACCGGCGTGGCCCTTGCGATATCCTCCTTAAACTTCTCCCAGTCGAGGAGCGCTGTTTTGTCGATCTGTTTCATGAGCCTCCCGTTTATAGTTTGTCCTTGATATAAGCGTCCGCCAGCCTTGTCAGTTCTTTTGCCTTTTCAAGGTCGAACGGACGGAGCCATTCGATGAAACCGGTGAGCACGCTGATGATATCGGCTATTCCGGTTTCCTGTTCCATGTTCCGAATGGCGGCCGACAGCTTGCCGAGAATGTCGGCTTCTTTGGAATTTGGGAACCGTTCTCCCTCCGCCCGTGCCGAGATGGCCCGGTTGATTTCCGCCACCTGACGGTACAGGTTGGCCACCTGTTCCTGCCGGGTGAGTGTCAGCCCGGCTTTCTGTTCCTCCCATTTCCCGGCACGCACCCAGTTGGACACTGTCACGCGGGACACTCCCACACGCTCCGCTATTTCCTGTTGCGTGAGATTCTCCCGCATGTATAAAGTCTTGGCCCATTCCTTCTTTTGGGCGTTCGTCAAATCTGCCATAGTGCTTTAATTCTTGTGATTCAACTGCAAAAATGCCCTAAAAATCCCGCGAAATAAAAATCGTTCCGCATGATGAGACTTTACAAAACCACCATGACATCATACCGTTACACGGTAAAAATACAATTTTCATACGCTGTTGATTTGTCGCATTTTTGCGATGTGAACCCAGCGTGATTATGTGCTAAAACCAGACAGATATGAGCAGATTTTTCAATATACAGACCGATGCGGAGGGAGTGTGCACCATCTTCCTTTACGGTGACATCGGAGACTATTACGAAGTACAGAGCGGACGGGTGGCCCGGGAACTGTTGGAAGCCGAAAAGGCGGGGAGCCGAATCCATGTCCGCATCAACAGCAACGGCGGCGATGTGTATTGCGGCATCGCCATCTACAACGCCATCAAAAACAGCAAGGCGGACGTACACATCTATGTGGACGGTATCGCGGCCAGCATGGCCAGCGTGATCGCCCTGTGCGGAAAACCGGTAGAGATGAGCAAGTATGCGAGGCTGATGCTGCACAGCGTGAGCGGAGGCTGCTATGGCAATAAAAAGGAGATGCAGAAGTGCATCGAAGAGATAGAGAGCCTCGAAGATAGTCTCGGGGACATTTATGCCGCCCGTCTCGGCATGACGAAGGAGGAGGTCAAGGCTACGTTTTTTGACGGCGAGGACCATTGGCTGACGGCAGACGATGCGCTCCGCCTCGGCTTTATCGACGGCATCTATGACGCGGAACCGGTTCCGGCGGGCAGTACCCCGGAACAGATATATACTTTATTCAACAACCGGCTCACGGAGCCACAAAACAAAAGCAAGATGAACTTGGAGGAAATTCGGAAACACCCCTCGTTTGCCAATTGCAAGAGCGAGGAGGAAGTAATCGCGCAGGCTCAGTCCTACGCAAGGGAAGCGGGCCGTGTCGCCGGTCTGGAAAATGAGAACAACGACCTGAAAACCAGGCTGAAAGAGTTTGAGGACAAGGCGGCCGCCGATGAAGAAGCCGCACGCAAGGCATTGCTTGACGCTGCGGAGGCAGACGGGCGCATCAATGCCGAAATGCGTCCTGTATATGAGAATATCCTGAAATCCAACCCGGAGGAAGGAGAAAAAGCGTTAAAGGCGCTTGCCCCGAAACGCAAGGTCATGGAGGACCTGAAAGTGGACCCGGGAGACGAGAGCCCGTGGAGCAAGCGAATGAAGGAAATCAACAACAAACTTAATAAACAATAACGATGGCGATAGTAGTAAAAAACACCAATTACAACGGCGAGGTGCTGGAGCAGCTGCTGACCCTCGCCGCCACCGGCAACGAAATCGTGGAGAAAGGCCTGATTATGGTCATTCCCGGTGTGGAGAAGAAAATCAGCCTGCCCCGTCTGAAAAGCGGGAAGATGCTCCAAAAACGCAAGGAAAATCCCGGTGTGGAAGATTCGAAGGGCAATTTCAATTATGACGAAAAAAGCCTCGATCCGAAGGATTTCATGGCCTTCACCGTGTTCAATCCCCGTGCCTTCGAGCAAATCTGGCGCAAGTGGCAGCCGAAAGGCAACCTCGTGTTCGCAGAGCTACCACCCGAAGCCCAGAATGCGCTGTTGGCCGAACTGGCCAAACAGGTACAGTTCGAATTAGGTGACCATTACATCAACGGCGAATACGGAGACGATGATGACCATCTGTTTAACGGTATCCTCACCCAAATGGCCAAAGATACGGAACTCATCATCGTGGACAGCGAGGAAACAACCATGCTCGGCAAGTTGAAAGCCGTTCGGAGCGCTATCCCCAAAGCAATCCGCAACAACCCGAACCTGCGTATTATCATGAGTATCGATGATTTCGACAAGTACGATGACGAGTTGACGGAACGAGAGGCCAAAAACGCCAGCGAGACGGACGTCAATGCCAGACGTTACAAGGGTATCGCCATCGAGACTTTGGCTGCATGGCCCGACGATCTGATTGTGGCCACGTTGTGTTCGATGGGCGCAGACGGAAACCTGTTCGCCGCCGTCAATCTGCAAGACGATGAGAATGTCATTCAGATAGACAAGATTTCCAATGCCAGCGAGTTGTACTTCTTCAAGATGCTGATGAAGGCTGATACCAATATCGCTTTCGGGGAGGAGACCGTGGTTTTGGACAGCCGCAAAAGTCCCGTATTTCAGCCGACTGCAAAAACCATTTCTGCCGACCCGACCACGGTGGCTATTCCGGCAGAGGGTGGCAGCAAGGAAGTGACCGTAACAGCCAGCGGTGAATACACCGTAGGCGCCGCTCCGGCTGGTTTTGAGGTAGAAGAAACCGAAACCGGTGTGACCATTTCGGCAGAGGCCAATGACACGGGCAATGCGAAAAGTGGGACTCTGACCATTACCCTGAATGCCGACAACTCGAAAACCGCTAAGATAACCATCTCGCAAGCCAAACAAGGAGCATAAGTCATGGGAAAGTTGAAATATCTGGTACTGCATTGCACCGCCACCCCCGAAGGGCGTGAGGTGACGGCTGACGAGATCCGTCGCTGGCACACCTCCGCACCCCCTGTCGGGAGGGGTTGGAAGCAGGTAGGATACACCGATATGATACACCTCGACGGCCGTGTGGAGAGGCTGGTGGACAACAACGAGGATGCGCAGGTCGATTCATGGGAGATTACCAACGGGGCAAAAGGGTACAACACGACAGCTCGGCACGTTGTGTACGTGGGCGGTGTCGCCGCCGACGGCAAGACCCCCGTGGACACCCGCACCCTCGCACAGCGGAAAGCGATGGAAACCTACGTGAAGGATTTCCACCGGCGCTTTCCCGACGTGGAGATTGTCGGCCACAACCAGCTGGCGGCGAAAGCCTGCCCCTCGTTCGACGTGCGGGCTTGGTTGAAATCAATAGGAATAAACCCATAAAAAAAGAATGAAATGAAAAAGTTGATTTGTTTTTGCATGCTGATACTCGTGTTTGTATCAGCCGCATTTGCCCAGACGGGCGATGTATCCACCGGTACAGATTATGACAGCATGATCGCCACTTTTGCCGGATTTGCCGGTTGTGTGGTATTGCTGACGGAAGGTATCAAAGCCCTGTTTCCCAAGATGAACGGACTGCTTACCCAGCTTGTCAGTTGGTGTGTCGGTATGGCGGCCGCCATGCTGCTATGGTGGCTTGATGCCGGATTCGTGTCGGACATCCAATGGTATATCGCCCTGCTTTACGGTTTAGGAGCCTCCTTCGTGGCGAACGGGATTGCGGATACGGGACTGGTTCAATGGCTTATCGGCCTTATCGCTAAAAAGTCGGGAAGCAAGTCATAAACAGGCAGTCCTATGGAGTTCAGTGAAATGCTTAACTGGATACTGGGCGGCGGCCTGTTGGCGGCGGTTGTCGGACTTCTGACTCTGAAAGCGACCGTCCGCAAGGCGAATGCCGAAGCGGAGAAAGCGAAGGCGGAAGCCGAAACAGTCCGGATAGGCAACACTGAACAGGCCACCCGGATATTGATAGAGAACATTGTCGAACCGTTAAAAAAGGAACTGAGTGAAACCAGAGAAGATTTGCGGGAAGCGAAAAAGGAGCTTGGCTCGACCAAGCGGGAGATGGCCCGCTTCCGTAAAGCCATCGAGACGGCTAACAGTTGCAAGTTTCGTGCTGACTGCCCTGTTATTTTCAAGCTGCGCGACCTCACGAGAGGCAGCGCGGGAAAAGCTGTGGACGGTAGAGACGGAGCAACGGGACAGCCTCGCGCGAGAAGTTCGCCGGATACGGACGGAAACGGTACCGATGTCGGAGGTGAGGCTGGAGATACCGACGGACAGCCTCCTTAAACTGCCGGAGGGCTCGTCGTTTCATGCCAAGAGCGGACAGGCCCGTCTCGACATCGGCAAGGGGAAGGAACCCGAAACCATCGTGGTCTATGCCTCTTGCGACAGCCTGCAGCGACAGTGTGAGTATTACGAGAAATCCTCCTCGGTATGGCGCGAGCGCTATGAAGGCATGACCGAACTGTACGAAGCGGAATTAAAACAGCGTTCGAACCCCGTTAAAACCTTTTTCACAGGGCTCGTCGCCGGGATAGCGATAACGATATTAGGAATGATAATCATCAAAAACAAATTGAAGAATGGCAACTAAGAAATTCATATACGGCATAGCCGTGGTAAAATTCAACGGTAAAGAGATCGGCTATATCGAAAAAGGCAGCTGGGACTGGGGCGGCACAAAGGCCGAGAGTACGGACATCGAGGCCGAGCAGGTCCCCGATGCTCCGGTGCTGACGCTGGCCAACAAGAACGCTACCATCTCGCCGACGTTCAACCTCATTCAGCTGGATTACGAGAACATACAGGCCGTGCTGGGCGGCACGCTGGTAGGCTCGGTAGGGAATTATACCGGCTGGAAAGCCCCCACCGACTTGGTGGAGCTTCGCGGCCCGTGGGAAATCAAGTTCGTCTCAGGTCAGACCATGAAGATCCCCAACGGTACCATCATGGCCAACTTGGGCGGCAAACTGACGCTGACCGAGGTTTCCAAGATAGAGTGCCAGCTGAAAGTGAACAAGCCGGAGGAAGCGGACACCGCTCCTTACGAAATCAACGACACCCCATCGGAATAACGTATGGACGAGAAAGTCGCACGCCTCATACAGCGCGAGGGGGCGGCCGCCCTGTTGGACCGGGGCGTGTCCGTCCCCTTGAAGGATATCCGCCTTCCGTTCCGCAAGCCCCTGCGCCTGCGGGTCGTCATGCGCCGCCCCCGGCTGGGCGGGCTTATTCGCTTGGCCCGGGTGTACCTCTCGTTAGGGGTGACGGCGGAACAGATGAACAAGTTTACGAAGGAGGAGGAAATGGCCTTTTTGGCGACCCACGGCAAACAGGTGAGCCGCATGGTGGCCTATACCCTGTGCCGCGGCTGGATCAGCCGCCGTCTGCTGGTCGGGACAACGGCATGGCTGGTTCGCAACTGGATAGACACCGAGTATGTCTCGGCCGCCATGCGCAGCTTCGTATTCCTGTTGGGCACAGACCCTTTTACGACTATTATCAGATCAGCCGAGAGGACGAACCCGATGAAGCTGAGACTGAGCCAAAGAAACAAGGGGAGTTAAAGACGGTATTCGAGCCTTCCCATAGCCCCTTCGGATTTATCTGGCAGGTGGCCGACGCCACCGGCTGGAAGGTAAAGTACATACTGGAAGGTGTGAACTTCCAGACCTTGATTATGATGCTGGCAGACGCGCCCCGCTATATCCGAAAGAAACAGGAGGAGAAGAGCGCGGAGGACGAGGCCGCCGACATCGTGGGATTTTTCCAGAGCAATTTGAAGAGATAACATGGCAATGAAACCGGTAGAAGTAGAGATATTGATGAAGGACCGCCTGTCGGTGGCCCTCGACAAGGCCGGCCGCAAGGTGGACGGGCTGAAAGGCAAGGCGACCGCCGCATCGTCGGAAATGGACAGTCAAGCCCAAAGGTTGCGTACCGCCATAGCCGGGCTCACGGAGCAAATGGAAGAATTGCGCAGGGTCGGACAAAACGCCTCCCTGAACCTCGACCAGAGTGAAAACATGGCCGGTATCGAAGCGCTCGAAAAGCAAATCGCCGAATTGGAATCCCGGTTAAAGCAGCTGGGTGCAACCGCAGAAGCTACACAGACAGTCCCCCCGGAACTGCCCGCCGCCAAGCAGCAATTCAACGGCCTGCATATGAGTATCCAACAGATCGCCCGAGAGATGCCCTCTCTGGCTATGGGTCCCCAGATGTTTTTTCTCGCCATCTCCAACAACCTGCCCATTTTCGCGGACGAGGTGAAAAGAGCGCGGGTCGAATACGACAACTTGGTGAAATCCGGGGAAAAGGGCGTGCCGGTATGGAAACAAATCCTCTCCTCCCTGTTCTCGTGGCAGACCGCCCTGACGACAGGCATCATGCTGCTGGTCATGTACGGCGACGAACTGGTAGGCTGGGTAAAAGGGCTGTTCAGCGCCAAAGACGGAGTCGACGCCTTGAAAAAAGCCCTGCAGGAGAAAAACGAGGTAGAGAAAGAAGGACATGCCGTTTCCATACGCACCCGTGCCGAGCTGGACAACACCCTCCGCGAGTTGAGAGACTTTATCGGCACGAAAGAGCAGGAGAAGAACAAGGTCGACGAGTTGAACCGGAAATACGGCGACACGTTCGGCACTTACAAGTCCCTGACCGAGTGGTATGACACACTCATACAAAAAGGGAATGCCTATGTCGAGTCCCTGTTCATGCAGGCAAAGGCTCAGTCCTATATTAAAAAAGCCATAGAAGCCGACGAGAAAGCGAACGAAATCCGCAGCAAGGGCAAGGAAGAGTACCGCCCGTTCTGGGGCGCCGGCGGAAAGCTCAACATGTTTTTTGGCGGGGACAACATCGGCCAATATGGAAGCGATCCGGCAGAGACAGCCTTTAACAAAGCCCTGCAAGAGGAGGAAAATAAAAAACAACATTACCTGAATGAGGTCGAATGGTTCCAGAAAGAGGCAACCAGAATCTTCAAGGAAGCGGGACTCTCCGATTACCGGACCATCGAGACTGATGACGACACCGCCAAGACAGAGGAGGAAAAGCGGAAACAGGCCCGGCAGAAACTGAATGACGAGTTGCTGGCTCTGGAACAACAGAACCAGCAGGATTGGCTCGACTTGCAGGAGGAAGGCACGCAGAAGAAACTGGCCCGGATAGACGCCGATTATGACCGGCAAAAAGCCGAGATCGAAAAGAAGGCGCGGGAACTGGCCGAGCTGAACCGAAAGGCGGGCGTCACCGACACCAACGCCGCCGGGCTGACCGATAGGCAGCAGGAGGAAATTGACCGAGCTAATACCCTTGCCGAAGATACACGGAAAAAAGAGGTCACGGCGGTTTACCGGGAAGAGGCTGTCGCCATGCGCGACTACTTAAAGGAGTACGGCTCTTACCAGCAGCAGAAGCTGGCCATCGCCGAGGAGTATGCCGAGAAGATTCGCCGGGCACAATCGGAGGGCGAACGGCTCTCGCTCGAAAAAGAACGGGACTCGGCCGTCAACCGGCTGGAACTGTCGGCTATCCGGCAGCAAATCGACTGGGGAAACGTATTCGGCAATTTCGGGGTGATGTTCCGCGAACAGGTGCAGCCGACTATCGACCGCCTGAAAACGATCGCTCGAAGCCCGGAGTTCCAATCCTCCGCCGGCGTCGACGAGATGGAAGCCCTGTATGGCTTGATTTCCACCCTGCAACAGTCGGAGACGATGTGGAACGGGGAGATTTTCCGGCAAATCAACGACGACCTCGTCTCTTATCAAAACGCCATGCGGGGCTACATGGCCGCGCAGCAGCGAGAAATCGAGGCGACCGAAGAGCTGGCCCGTGCCAAGCAAACGCTGAAAGAGGCCGAGGGAAGCGGTGACGCCCGCAGCATAGAGGCGGCCGAGCTCTACGTGGGAGAGGCCTCGAAGAATCTCGACAAGGCATCGCAGGACGTGCAGATGTTCGGGACGCAGGTGCAGAGCACCACTACCAGCCTCCGGGAGTCCTCGGAACAGGCAGCCGGTATGTTCCGCAACCTCGAATCGGGGCTGAGAAACCTTTCGTCGGGGAACCTGAAAGGCATAGGACAAGGCGTCATGCAACTCGACAAGCTGTTTAACGGCGGGAAGCTGACCGAAAAACTCGGCGGCTCCCTCGCGGAAGGATTCGAGAAAATCTTCGGGGACAGCAGCGTCACCCAAGCCCTCGCGGAAGGCTTGGGCAATTCGGGATTGGCCGGCTCCATTATTTCCGCCATACTCTCCATCTTGGACGAATTGGCAACGGAGGGTATCGGGGGTATCGTCGCGGGGTTGACAGACACCGTGCTCGGCGCTGTCAGCGGCATTATCGACAATATCTTTTCGTTGGAGCTTTTCCAACAAATCGGCGAGTCCCTGTTGAAAGGGGCGGCCAATATCCTCGACGCGCTATCGTTCGGGGGCTTGGGCAAACTGGTGGGGAACGGGGACAGCGACCCCCATTTGGAGGAGGACATGGAGCGCCTGAGCTTGACGAACGAAGCCTTGATCGCCGCCATCGAGTCGTTGACCGATGAGATAAAGGGCTCCTCCGGCCAACAAGCCACGGAGCTCTATGAAAAGCAGATGGAGCGTCTGGACGAGGCGGAAGCCCATACGCGGGAACAAATGCAGCGGAGCGCTTCCGCTTACAGCAACGGGCTTTGGGGCATAGGCGGCAAAAAGTCCTCCAACAAAAAAATAGACGATGCCATGAGCGGTAACGACTGGCATCGTATCAGCGAGGTGGTCGGAAGGACGATCGGCGAGGCCGCCGATTTCTGGAACCTGTCGAGCAAGGAGATGGCGAAGGTCGCCCGGGAAGCGCCTGACCTTTATGCGAAAATCAAGGACTATGCCGATGCGGGCTACAAGGATGCCGCCCGGTATATGGACGACTATATCGCTTTCGCCGAACAGCGGAAGGAGTTGGAACAGGCCTATTACGAGAGTATCACGCAGGTCTCCTTCGACAGCGTGTACGACAGTTTTATCGACATGCTGATGGACATGTCGTCAGACTGGGAGGATTTTTCCGACGACATGAGCGAGTATCTGATGCGCGCCCTGTTGAAGACCAAGCTGGACGAATTGCTTAAAACGGATATGGAGGATTGGTACGCCACCTTCGGAAGGGCCATGTCCAATGGAGAGCTGACCGATGAAGAAATCGAGGACTTGAACAAACAGTGGGAGGAACTTGTGAAAAAAGGCCTCCATATCCGCGACAGCATATCGGAAGCTACCGGCTATACCGGGGACGACGGCGGAACGACACAGAGCGGGAAACCGGGCGGGTTCGCCGCCATGAGCCAAGAACAGGGCTCCAAGCTCGAAGGGCTCTTTGTCTCCGGCCAGATGCACTGGGCCAGCATCGACGAGCGAATGCAGGACGTGAGCGAGCAGATGGGCGCAGCCGTGGACCACCTGCGGCGTATCGAGGAGAACACCGGCGCCAGCGCCAAGCATTTGGGCGAGATTAAGGACGAAATAAAAAAAATTGTACGCGACGGCTTGAAGATGAAATGACGAAAACCTGTTAAAATCAACGAGATATGGCAATGGATGCGATATTGGGCGGGAAAGCGCTCGTCAACGGTACGGACATCTGGACGGAGTACGGCGTGTTTCTGGCCGAGAAAAGGCGGGGCGACCGCAACAACTTGAAGGCGATCCTGTCGCCGGCCAAGACGAAAACCCATGTGGCAGTGGATATACGCGAGGAGGACGGCGAGAAGTACTCGGCCGCGCTCGACGTGAGGAATCAGGCCCGGGACGTGAAGCTCTGTTTCGCCCTCTATGCCGACACCCGGGAGAAATGGCTGGCTCAATACAAGGCCTTCATCACCCTGTTGAAGCAGGGCGACGACGGGTGGCTCGACATCGAATTTCCCGACCTCGACATGACCCTTCGTGTGTTCTACAAGGAGGCGAGCGACTACGAGCCGCTCACTTACCTCTGGCGGGAGGGCAAGCAGGCGAGCCGCTTCTACGTCACCTTCCGGGAACCGAACCCGACGATTTAAATGACGATTGAACGGCGATAAAACAGCATTTAAACGACCTTAAAACAAGAGTAAGATGATCACGATATACGGCAGCGACGGCATGGCGAAAACACAGGTTCCCTGCGACGACAACTCGACGCAGGAGATGGAATTGCAGGGCGACAACGCGCTCAGCCTGTCGTTCACGCTCTACGAACACGTGGCGCTCGAAGTCAACGACTACGCCGAGTTTATGGGTAGGAAGTACTGGCTCATGGAACGGTATCACCCCGAGCAAGTGTCGACGGTAGAATGGAAGTACGATATCAAGCTCTACGGCATCGAGAGTCTGGTGAAGCGCTTCCTTGTTATCAACGACACGGACGGGGACGACGAGCCGGTCTTCACCCTGACCGCCCCGCCGAGGGACCATGTCGCCCTGATCGTGAAAAGTATCAACAACGGCATGGGTAGCGGCGACTGGAAGGTGGGCACGGTGGAGGGCGCCGACAACATCGTCATCGACTATTTCGGAAAATATTGCGACGAGGCACTCAAAGAGTTGGCCGAGAAGGTCGGACACCGCGCCGAATGGTGGGTCGAGGGGCAGACCGTCAATATCTGCCGCTGCGAACAGGGCGAGGAGGTGACGCTGGCCTACGGCAAGGGGCTGCTCTCGCTGAGCGGCGACATGGCCGACAACGCCAAGTTCTACACCCGGCTCTACCCGGTGGGCAGCTCCCGCAACATCGACCCGGAGAAATACGGCCACACCCGGCTGCAATTGCCCGGCGGCGTGAAACACGTCGATGTGAACGTCGACAAGTACGGCGTATGGCATCACTACGAAGCCGAGGCTTTCGCCGGCATTTACCCCAAGCGTATCGGCACGGTGAGCTCGGTGCGGAAGGAAGAGACGAAGGACGAGGAGGGCAACCCCTTTACAATCTGGTATTTCAAGGACGAAAGCCTCGATTTCGACCCGAACGATTATGAGCTGGCCCGGCAAGTCAAACGGGTATCCTTTCAGGAAGGTTCGGAACTGGCCGGGCTCGGAGAAGAAGCCGACGACACCTATTACTTCGAGGTCAACTACGACAGTGAGACCCGGGAGTTCGAGATCATCACCATCTGGCCCTATGACGACGACACGCAGCTTCCCAACGACACCTTGTCGCCCCAAGCAGGCGACAAGTATATCCTTTGGAATATCCGCATGCCGGACGAATACTATCCGCTGGCCGAGCAGGAATTCAAGGAGGCGGTCGACAAATACAACGAGGAGAATGCCGTCGATGTGAGCCGTTACAAGGCGCCGACCGACCATGTATATATCGAAGAGCACGCCATCGACCTCTATGTGGGGAGACGGGTGAGGCTCGAAAGTGCCAAATATTTTCCGGAGACGGGCTATCGCAGCAGCCGAATCACCAAGATTACCCGCAAGGTCAACCTCCCTTCGCAGGTCGACCTCGAAATCAGCGACGCCACGAGCACCGGCGCGATGACGACCATCAACGACAACATCACCGCCGTGGAGAACTATGTGCGGGAGGCCACGTCGGGCTCTTTCCCCGACCTGATCCGGAGCTGGGACAACACCCTGCCCACCGACAACAATGTGTTCAGCGCGCGGCGTATCCTCAAAGAGGCGCTCAGCCGTTTGCGCCCGGACACGGCACAAGGGAAAATCACCTTCGCGAAAGGGCTGGACATCGGAGTTTACTCCTCCCTCGTAAGCGGCGGAACGTTCAGAACCGATGAACAGGGCAACACCTATATCGAGGCGGATCACATCTTTATCCGAAAGAAAGCGACGATACAGGAGACGCAGGTCAGCCGCGTCACCCATATCGCCGGGGAGTATATCGTCAGCTCCGCCTCCTTCGGCAATCTTTTCCGGGTAGAGGAGTTCGAAACGTATTACCGCTGCTATGCGGACGACGGGAGTGTCGCCCCGGAGAACGACTTTATCGTGGGGGATATGGCGATTTGTCGGGCGGTCGACCGGACAGAGACCTTGAAGCCCCGCTACTACTGGCGCAAGGTGGTCGGGGTCGGCGACAACTACGTCGACCTCTCCAAGACGGATGCCGACGCCGGTTCGGATATCCCCGTAGCCGGGGACGCCCTTATCCAGCTCGGCTACGATCCGGTGGTGGGCGGCAGCGAGGAGCCCGGGCGACAGAACGCCGTCATCATCTCCTCCGTCGCCATCGACTCCCCCAGCATCAAACTGTTGCAGGGTATCGGCTCTTACACCTTGCAGGGCAAGGAGGTCATCAGTCAGGGATTCGACAAGAGCACCGCCCGGGCTTTCCTCAAAGTCCTCGGCGACTTTGCCGTCGGTGTCCCCGAACAAAACACCTATCTGGTCTACGACTCAGTGAATAAGGTGCTACGAATTAAGGGCAAATTCATTACCGAGCACTACGACGATTTGGACAAGGCGCTTGAAGAGCGCGAATACCTCAAAGAAGCCTTCCGTAACGACACCGCCATCGACGGGGGTGTCATCGCCACGAGTCTCGTGCAGCTCGGCTATCGCACTCCCGAAGGCGAGTATGTCGTCATGAGCGGGGTGAGCGGTCTCGACCGAGGAGCCGGCAGTATCTCCTACTGGGCGGGCGGAGAACCCGTGGACCGCTTTACCTATGACGAGGAATCCGGGAAATACGTCGAAAAGGAGGGCCTTGCCGGCAACGAGGCCACGGCCCTGATCCGCATGGACGGCACGGGCTATCTGGCCGCCGGCAATATCCGGTGGGACAAGAAAGGGAAAATCGACACCAACCTCGGGGCATTCTACTTCGGCGACAAACTCATCGACGCCTATCTCAACATCTTTCAGCTTAATGAAGATTCGGAGAGCGGGAAACTGCTCGATGTCACGCCCCTCGTGCCCATGACCGACATCGATGTCAACCATAGCGTCACCATCGGCGGGGCGACGCTGGTATGGGACGCCGCCAATAAGGCCATTAAAGTGTACGACTCGAAAAATGGGGAACCGATAAGCCTCTATACCACCGGGAGCCTCTCGGCTCTCGGTCTCGGCAGCCTCGAAGGGGGCGGCGGTGGCGGAGGAGGGCTCATCAAGCTCGTTCATGGGTTCGACGATCTGGGCGGCGCATTCGACAACGCCACCCTTACCGATACCTTCAACGCCTACACCATCAACGAGATTTGGAAACTCGCCAACGCCGGCGCATCTACGATAGGTACAGGCAATGTGGTGACGGCGGTCAGCAAGACAGCCCTCGGTATCGTTGTCACCAAAGGCATCACCCTGTACGATTGGGTGCAGCAGCCGAACAAGCCTACCTATTCGCTGGCCGAGATAAACAACGTGAGCGGTACATATACGGGGCTGACAGTCGGACGTGCGGTCGAATCGGACAATGCGAAAAAGTTGAACGGACTTGACAACGGGGCTTTCCTGTATAAAAGGGGCGGCATGTATGAGACAGCCACCGGAAACGGGTGGTTGATTCGCACGAAAGTCGAAGAGGCCGAGGCGGCTATGTTGACGTTGCATCTGATCGGAAATGGATATTATAGCCGACGAATTATCAATACGATCGTACAGGCGTATAATTATGCCCCGAACGATGTCGAGTTTACGGCTACGGCCGGTACGCATTTCGGTGACGATTTGGGTGACGTGAAGGTGTTCTTGTACGGGGGACACGTGTGTTTTTGGGTTTCGGCCAAGACCGATTACCAGACCTGCTCCATATTCGTCTATAACACATACGGGGCTTTGAACGGGACTTGCGAGAACTGTGTGGATAGCATATCGTTGTCTCCCATGCCGGCAGTCGGCGTGAGCAAGCTGACCGTGGTGACCCCGTCTGTCGCCTTGACGGATAACGATTCCATCGCCGCCGACAGGCTTAAAAATATCCGGACGATTTGGGGAAATCCGTTTGACGGATCGAACGATGTGTCCGGAAGTCTGTCGGGAGTCCGGGATATAACGATGGAGGGAGACATCGATGGAGCGAATGTAATCAGGGCTACGAGTATAAACCTTTCGACCGGGAGTAAGTCTGTCTCCATCTCCGCCGGAAGGATTGTGGCGACGAATAACATAAGGTCAAAGGAGAGTGTCACATCGGACGGTAACATCACGGCCGGAGGGGATATATCGTCGCAAGGCAATATCTCGGCACAAGGCTCGGTCACCGCTCTAACGACTTCGGACATGCGTTTGAAGCGAGATTTCGACTATACCCGAAGTTATACCGACCGCCTCTTGGCGATGGGCAGGGTATGCGATTTCCAATACACCGAAAAAGCACGGAAGCGTAACAAGGGCGGTGTGGACGGGGAAGCCCATACGGGGCTGTTGTACCAAAAGGTGAAAGAGGTATTGCCATCGATGGCCTACGAAACGGGGGACGGTTACGGGGCTCTGAACTACCTGTCGCCCGACTATATCAACACCATAGCCGGGGCAACGCAGGAGACCGCCCGTCTGGTTAAAGCCCTTATGGAAGATATAGAACGATTGAAAAAGGAATTGTCCGAATTAAAAGGGAAAGGAGGAAAGTGAGCCTATGGCCATCGATAAAAACAAGATAGCAGCCCCGATAGCGATAACCGACCCGTATAATCTGCTGGGGATTTATCCTTCAAACGGGATATGGGACGTGGCCGACATCGTTGCCCTCGAACGTCCCCTGTTGCAGGGTGGCCGTCCGGGACGTATCAACAAATGGAGTCGTCATAAACCCGTGCGCTATCCGCAGGCTGCACCGCTATCCGACAACTATCCTCAGCAATCCGGCGGGGTCACGACATACGTCGATCAATGGGAAGGAAGCGAAACGGATAAGAATCAAGGCATACGCTATGGCTTGAAAGCCACGATACCGCACGGCACGAATATCGTCGCTATCCATGATACCTCTTTCGAATATGTCGCCTATCCTCACCCGGGGACGGATTTTTGCCGCCTGAGCGATTTCGACGGCTACGACCACAATGCGGAACCTAATCTTACCGGAAGTAAAATTGACGAAATCAGTGCGGACGTGCCGTATCTTTTTGTCGATATTAACTATTACGATACTTCGGTGAATCCTACCGGCGTACCCGTCGAATCGTGGCTGTCGCTGGCCTCCGACAAGAGTATCGGCGATTATTACCCGGCTATTTTGGCAACCGATGGAAATGGAAGCAGTTTTGCCCGATTGCTGACAAATACCTCTACAG